TGGAAACCACTCAGCAATGATGCCTGCTTTAATATTTTGCACGCCACCGCAGCCCAACGCGCCGAAGCAATCGGCAAAACCCTCAACCTCTGGTAAAATATGAGAAACATAAACCTCCCCAAAACAAAAATATACATCCGCTGTGACGCCTTCGGTGGTCCAGATAACGAATTTGAACTAGCTTGGCTCGTCTCAGTTCGAGCGATGCGTAACCGTCCATTCTGCTTCCAGGCATGGGTGGAGAAATACGCTGCATGCTTCGATAAGATTCCGCCGCAGTGCGTCTATTGGTATGAGCCGGAAGATGATCACAAGCCTCTTCCGCTACATAAAGTTCAGATGTGGGAATGCCTGTCTGGTTCCATTGAGCTTTGGCGCAAGGATCAGTTAAGCGACGTGCCAGTTTTGGTTAACCTTGGCAAAGGTAATCCTCCAATAGGAGGCCACTACTGGTTCACGATTGACCACCTGCCAGAAGGACAATCATCTGGCCTCTTGGACGTGGGTGACTCCGAGTTGCTTGAGGAGCACAAGGAGGGCAACGTCATCAAGCTCAGCAATGGGCAGATCGCAATCTATCCAAATAACCGAATCAAGTGGATGCCAGTTTCATTGACTGGTAAAGATGCAGCCGCAACCATTCCGCCCTGGAGCGTTGCAACAAATAGCCAATGGGATGAATGGTGGTCTGACTCGGACGAAATCCTTGGCGATGCTAAATGGGCTTATTGAGGTAATAGAAATGAATAACCTGAAATGAAGGCCAACAGCGACTTGATTCGGCTTCCTAATGATGTGGCCCGATGTGATGGTGTAGGATTCGATGAAAACGGCAGTTGGGACTGGCGCGAAGGCTGTGAGACGTGTTTACGCCGCACTGCTCCACGTGGAGATATGATGCTAATATCGTTTATCCATCCGCCTGCGATTATCGCTTTCGAGTGCGAGTTCCTCATTGAGCCAGACAACAATCATCCAAACCTAACACCTTAATGGGACGCTCACCAAAATCACTTATCAACGAAACCTTCGGCAGCTTGATCGTTGTCGAACTCGTATCTCGCAACACCCACGGCAATAGCCGCTGGCTGTGCCAATGCGAGTGCGGCAACAAGACCGAAGTATATTACCAAAATCTCACCTCTGGAAGTGTGCAGTCCTGTGGCTGCTTACCCAAGGGAAGGAAGATTGGCTCCAAGAAACAATTATGAATACACCAACACCTGAAACAGACGCTGCGACTCCAGATTCACAGCAATCCATCTCCGAGGAGGCCGCAGCAATCGTCGCTGGAGAACGTCAATCTGACTACGGCGATGCGAACGAATCTTTTGCTCGCATTGCAAATCTGTGGAGCGCCTACACAGGCTCTACCATTGAGCCTTGGGATGTGGCACAGATGATGATTCTTCTGAAAGTCAGCCGAGCCAAGACGAGCAAAAAGCGAGACACCCTGGTTGACATCATAGGATATGCCGAGTGCGCTGGGAGGTTGAAGAAATGATTCTGGAAACAGAAAAACTGCAATGCAAAGAGTGCTACCACAAGTTTCTCAGAAATGAGAGGCTTGAAGCAGATCATCCATTTGAGCGTGCGGCGAAATGCTACGGATGTCCAGATTGCAAATCTATCGACTGCTTTATCATGCTCTGTGATGAGCCTGGATGCTATCAAGAGGCAGACTGTGGATCGCCGTGCAAAGAACATAAATATCGTTGGACCTGCCACAAGCATAAACCAAATAAACTTAACATGTAAAAATCAGCGAAGTCGTTTTTTCACGTCAAAAATCACTTTGTACGTAGGAGAATCGGCTTCGCAAAACGTGTAAAGCTAACATAATAGATAAGAGGGAATGTAAATAATTGTTGATGTTTTACAGATTTAACGCAGAATGTAGCTAATGAGCACTTGGATCAAACTTCATTCCAGCCTGACTGAATCCTCTGTTTGGGAGGAACCCTACCATGTTAGGATTGTCTGGACGGCAATGATGGCAAAATGTAAACTGAGTGGGATTTTAGAGGCTTCAGAGTCAGCTATACATCGAATGGCTAATGTTACCTTGGAGGAGGCGGAAGATGCGCTTCGAGTCCTTTCCTCTCCTGATCCAAAGTCAAAAAGCCAAGAGTTTGATGGTCGCAGAATTGAGAGAGTTAATGGCGGATACCGTCTCCTCAATTACTTCAACTACCGGGAATCCAAGTCGCCAGACGAAAAAGCCAAGTACATGCGTGAATACATGCGGAAGCGCAGGGCTGAGAAAAAAGAAAAAATGGGTTGGAGAGAATCGCGCCGTATTGAAGCTGACGCAGCCATGCTAAAACAGATTCCGCTGGAATTTCCGGCTGAGGTTGAAGATGGACTCAATGCCTTCCTTCGATACCGCTATGGCCTGGCGACAAAATCCGCACGAGTGCATGATTCCATCAGGCTCACAGAGGAAATGGTTGATGCCCTATTTGATGCCACCAGATCAGCATTGGTTAGCCGTGATCCAGTTCTGATTGCTGACAAACTGAATAGTGCAGCTTTGGCTGGATACCGCTCGCCAAACTTCCAAGCTCTGTATGATTGATATACCCGCCAGCTTCAGATCAGCGGCCAAAATTAAAGCGGCTCGCGAACTAGCCATTGCTGAAAAGTCTGGCGCTTCTGAGCATCGCAAGAAGATGATTATTCAAAACATTTCAGAGCAAGAATGGAAGCTAGACCGTATCGAATGGCAAGACTGGATGGACACGATGCGGGGTAAATTTGCTAGAATACACCAAACCCCACTAGACCGAGTAAATTATGAACGAAGAAACAGAAGATGAATGGGAAGAAAAATGCCGCAAAGAAGTTGCTGTCAGAGATGAGAAAACAAAGATTTTTGGTGTTTTGAGCGACAGGAATTTGCGCGGATACATGACAAACTACGGAATACTTATCAGTATTGATAATGAACATGAGGATTGGTCGAAAGTATTAAGCGCCTCAATTTATGCTGAAAAAGTCAGAGAACTTATTGGTCTTGAGTCGCCTGATTATTCAAGAGATGAAATTCCAGCCACATCCACAATGGATTAAAACAATTACCAGCTAACAAAAACAACCACTTGCCTCCACCCAAGAAACAGCATAAGATATCCAATGGGAAACATTACCCACTGCTAAACCTAAAAATATATGAGAATCATTGACCCAACATGTGCGATTGGAAATCTAGCTAAAGACCCTGAGATAAGCGCAGCAAAACTTGCGTCTTGGTCATCAAAAGGCGTGGAGATTTGCAATGATAGTAAACTGTGGCGCTTGTATAGTGGAGATGAGCCATGCAGCAAAATGATCACCGCTACTGTGATGGAGGCTTCCGCATGGAATAAAAATGCCAGAGCCTTTGCAGGATGGCAAGCGTCACTTGGACGAGTGGCCCTACCCATCTTTGAACTTCGTGAAGAAGATGACCCTGAAAAAACATCAATGTGGAAAATTACCTTCAAAGAAGGCGGCGTTGAAGATGTTGAACTTGTATGTGCAGAAACAAAAGCGGAGGCTCGCCGTCAGTTTGACAAAATGGCAAGAGTTACTTGGGTTGTAAAAAGCATTGACAAGGTAGAGAAGAAACAAGTAAATATAAATCAATAACCATATGGAAAAGAAGTTCTCTAAAACGATCAAGAATCCTGATACTGGCCGTGAAAAGACGGTGAAATACGGCCAAAAAGGCAGCAAAATTGGTCCTATTGGCAGCAAGCGTGCTGATGCGTATTGTGCTCGCAGCAACAATATTGCAGGCGATTGGCGTTCTGATTCCAATTCGCCAAATTCCCTGTCTCGTAAAAAATGGGGATGCTCAGGTTCTAAAAGCGTGAAGAAGAAGTAAACACCATGAATACTGAAACAGTCTGGATGTCAGTCATTCTCATTTGCATTCTATTGGTCAAATGCCTGACTGAAATCGGGAAACATAATCTCAATTTACCATGAAAGACTCCTGCTACAAAAAGGTCAAAGCAAGCTACGACGTGTTTCCATCGGCTCGCGCTTCTCAAGCCATTGCTAAATGCCGCAAGGAAAGTGGCAATGTTCGCAAGACTGAAGCTGGCTCCAATCTCAAGCGATGGGAGAAGGAGAACTGGAAAGACCAGCGCACTGGCAAGCCTTGCGGATCAGGTGGCGATAACGAGTATTGCCGACCAACGAAGCGAGTATCATCCGACACCCCTAAAACGGCTAGCGAATTGGGGCGCAATAAGGTTCAGACCAAGATGCGCGAGAAAGCCCGTGTTGGCATGGGTGCTAAAGTCAGTGCAGCTAAGTAACAATTTGCCCGCCGTGCCTGTGCTGGCCGAAGTACATCGCCAAATCGGATTGGTAATTACCGGCGAGAAACTAGTGGTGGAAAAGCGCAAGAGAGCACACAACTTATGTGAAGAGGTTCAGCCTCGGATCGAGACTCTTGCGGCGGCGGGCAGCTAATTTCAATATATCAATATGGACGAAATGACAAAATCCCACAAGTGCCGAGTCAGGCATGGAGACTATCAGTTTATTAAAGGATTAGTCCTTGATATTGGCTGTGGTCCAGACGCCATCAAACTTGATCCGCCATCAACCGTTCGAGGTTGGGACTTGCCTGATGGAGATGCGCAATATCTGACCGGCGTTAATGACAAGTCGTTTGATTGTGTAGTGAGCGCCCATTGCCTGGAGCACATGAACGATCCAGAAGTAGCTCTTCAAAACTGGAGCCGAGTTCTCAAGGAGGGCGGATATGTGTACATTCTAGTTCCGCTCTATAGTGCTTATGAGAAGTTCCGCGACTTCCGCTTTGGCAGTTCGCATCAAGCACGATTCAATCCAGATCACAAAACATCATGGGATATTGTTAGCGTGGACAAGCCGATGAACCACGATCACTACGACTATAAACGCATCGTGAAAATGGGCAAGGATGCTGGATTGCACCTTGTTGATCTGCGTATGGAACTAGACGGCTTCCATTGGGACAAGTGGAACGATCCTGATTTTGACTCGACTATGCACAATGGGCTAGCTCAACTTTGCATTATTTACCAGAAAATATGACATCACTGCTACCAGTAGTCCTCAATATAGCGCCTCACGAAAAACGTCAGGCTGAACGCTTGGCGCAATATTTGAAGGAACTAGATGGCACCGAGGTAATTACGATGTCGTTTCAAGACCCTTTTGGTATGCGTTATCCAGAGGTGGCAAATTTAGCGTTCAAGCAGTGCGCTAAAGCTATGCGTGGTAAGGCTTTTATGTGGATTGAGTGTGACTCTATTCCAATCCAGAAGGGATGGCTCAAAGCGATTACTGATGAGTATGTGAAGCAGGGCAAGCCGTATCTTTATCCAAAGACTCGCAATCCACCATTTGATAATTTTACGGGCATTGGCGTACAAGGACCGGACGCATACGAGCAAGCTCCAGTTGGATATACTACGGGCGGATTTGATGAGTGGATTTCTACCAATTTTCCAGATCAAATTGGACTCACTGATTTGATTCAACACTCGTATGGCTTCTATGATTCTAGGGGTGATGTCACACTCCACGAGTTCCCGCGTGATTTGCATATTCTGCGAGATGATTCTGTGATCTTCCACAAAGATAACGCTCAGAGTTTAATCGACCACATCATGCCATCCATGAAGCGTGATGAGATTATTGGAGTCTCTGGAGTTGGTGATTTGGGTGATGCGGTGGTAAGCTTAGCAACACTCAAACACCACGGCGGCATGTTCGATTATTACGCCCGCGACAATGGATCAACCAAGGGCTTTGTTGCAAGACTGCCGCTAATCAGGCCACTGATCGAATCACAGCCATACATCAACGCTGTAAAAATCTGGAAGCGAGAGCCTATTGCTTGGGCATCAGAAGGCTTCAGGCCAAGTTGGCATGACAGAAGACGTAATCTTGCTACCTGCCATGCTCAGCATGCTCTTGACACGCACTTCATCGACACGCTACCAGACATGAGCAAGCCGTGGCTGACAGTTGAGCAAAACAAGAAGTTCAACGGCCTCATAGTCATCAATCGCAGTCCTCGCTACAATAATCCACATTTTCCATGGAGAGAGGTAGTTGAACACTATGGAAATCTTTTGTGCTTCATTGGATTGCCGCAGGAGCACGCTGATTTTGAGTATCATTTTGGCAAGGTTCGCTACATCGTCACACACGATATGCTGGAAGTTGCACAGGCGATTGCCGGAAGTGAGTTGTTTATAGGCAACCAAAGCTCGTGTATGACAATTGCTGAAGGATTGAAACACCCTCGAATTCTTGAGGGATCGCTCATCATTCCAGACTGCATTTATCCAAAAGCGCATAACGCTCAGTATGTCTTTGATGGAACGGTGACTCTTCCAGCCGTCGCTCATGTTCCAGCAAAAAGCCTCAAGTCTAACGCCATTCATTGGTCAAACTTCGACACAACGATTGTGCCAAAAGTTGGACGGGGATATGGTTGGATCTATGACCATGGCAGCATTCGGATTCAAGAAGGCACTGTGAGAAAGGTGGCATCCAAGGTAGCCAAGTTACTTGGAATCAGCCATGAGCAAGCCGAAGCAGAGGTTGTTAAAGCCACTGTTAAAGCCGCGCCAAACTCTTTTAGTGGCAATCTACGCATGTCAAACATGACTGCTGCGATGGATGCTCTTCGTGAGAATGGCTACACAGATCATCCAGTCTTTACTCTCACGAGTGGAAATATTGGAGATTTGCTTTGAAATTCTATTTGACCACTTTCAATCAAACCCTTATAACCAAGAAATCTTATGCTCTTAGCTATTCCTGTTAGTGCCAGTGACGCCAAAAACCTGCCCCATACGGCGGAAATCTTCAAGAAGTTCGGTCCTTATGCTGGTTTCCAGTGTGCAATCTTTGCCCGCTTAGAAATTGAGAATGAAGCTCGCGTGTTTGCTGAGCAGATTAAGCCTTTATTCTCCAACCTAGACATTCACATTATCGACTTCCACTCCAATGGAGCTACGGAAGCTGCCGCTAAGCATTTCCGCGCTGTTGCTCAGACGGTAAGTGAGAAATATACCGCTGGACCTTGGTACTTCTATGAGTTGGATAATACGCCAATTCAAATTGGCTGGCTGAGTAAGCTCCAACGTGAGCATCACGAATCTGGTAAAGCTCACATGGGTGCAATCGTTCCAACTCGTGGATTTTCTATCATGCAGGACGGATCACTCAAGCCGTCATTTGGCGATCCTCACATGGTTGGCACTGGCATCTACCATCATGCGATGGGCGCTCTTTCGCCAAACATTGGTCAACTTGACCGCTCTATGCCTTGGGCTGGTCCGCTTGAGCCTTTTGACATCCGACTTCGTTATGAGGTTGTTCCACACGCTCACAATACGATTCTCATCCAGCACAACTGGAACACGGGTAACTACCGCGTAGAAAATGGACAAATTGTCTGTGATGATCTTTCTGGCGATGTGAACCTTAGCCATGCCAAGCCTTATGACGGTCACGCAGTAGTCGTTCACGGTTGCAAAGATGGAAGTCTCGCGAAACTGGTTTTGGCTGACAAGATCACCACTAAGGCTTTCGAAGCTAATAAGGTTGAACCAAAAACGGTGGTTGAAGAACCCAAAAGCCTTACTGGACAAGAGGGTCAGCTTCCATCTGTTGGATTCCTCGCCTTCCGCATCAAGGGAGTTGTGGAAGCTAGTAAAGATCGCCTAACAGCCAAAAAGATTGCAGAGCAACTCGGCGTTAAGATTGAAGAGATCGTTTTAGCATGTTCCGAAACTGGAAGTGGATTGAAGGTTGCGGGACCGCCTAAATGGGTTAGCCTCGTTTAATTATGTCAGACGCCACAAATACCCTTGAGTCTTATAATCCTCCCGTCGTAGATGACCGGGGCAAATTCCTTGACGAGCGAATCAAGGATGTTGGCGCTGCTCGAAGTCTTTGGTTCCGCCTCCAACAGGCTGATTTGAAATCGAATCAGCAGATGGCAAAGGTTCAGGCAATGGTTGATGGCGCTCCTCCATTGGACCAAATGCAGCTTGCCAAGCAGGGTCTGGCATACATGTCCAACTTCAATCCAGGCGATGCCAAAGCCGTTCTGGATACATCTCTTGCTGCGTTCTATGACCTTATCTCTGGCACCGAAAGCCTGATTGACCTTCGCACTAAATATGGTTCCGAACAGGAACGTCAAGAATGGTCGCAGAAGATGAGCCTGAATATGAGCCGCGTCATTCGTCGCTGGCCTCAGTTCAACTTCAAGTACAGCTACATACCGCACTACATGGTGCTCCACGGTGTTGGTATTGCTTACTTCCAAGACCCTCTCAATTGGGAATGGGACGTGACGAATCTTGCCTACTTCAAGATTCCACGTCAGACACGCGCCAACGAAGCTGAAATTCAATACGCTTGCCTCAAGAAGTTGGAGAATCCTGCCGACTTGATGAAGTACATCAACATGGGCGAGATCGCTGATGAGCAAGGATGGGATCGTGATCAACTCAAAAAGGCGATTATGAACGCCTCTGAGCAGATTCCAGACATGCTCAACTGGATGGAATGGGAAGCTCGCTGGAAAGACAATGACATCACCTATGGCGAGACAAGTCCGTCTATCTCGGTGATTTACATGTGGGTGCAGGAGCTTGATGGAAGCTACTCCATGTACGCTTTTGCTGAGAATGGCTATCCGATTACCGATGGCGTTCCTGAGAACTTCCTCTTCAAGCGTCGTCACCTTTATCGCAATGCTAGCGAGGCGTTTACTTTCTTCACTCGCGGTATCGGCACCAATGGTAATTATCATGGCATTCGCGGCCTTGGCTCCGATATGTTCAATGCTTTCCAGCAGTTGATGCGCTTGGAAAACAAGAAGGTGGATGTCGCACAAACCGCTGGTCCACACTGGCAGGTTGAAAGCGAAGAGGCAGTCGAAAACTTCCGCATCGTTCCGTATGGCGCTGGCTATCTTGTGACTCCTGGAGCAAACTTCGTCCAGGTTCAGCAGCCAAATATCATCCAGAACATTGAGCCAGCCGTTCAAAGTCTGCGTCAGACTTTCTACAACAACATTGCTCAGTACACGAGCAGCAAAACGCTCGATACCGGCAGGGAACTTTCCAAGTTTGAGGCGATGAGCCGCATGGAAATGGCATCACAGCTCTCTGTGACTTCCATCAACTTGTTCATGCAGCCGTTTGACCGCCTGATGAATGAAGTTGGCCGTCGTTTCTTCCGTCCTGGATACCAACGTGGTGAACCTGGAGGTGAGGAAGTTTGGCAGTTCCGTCAAATGTGCCTTGAAGATGGTATTCCAGAAGAGGCATTGAAGAACATGGACTTGCGCTATACGCGAGCCAGTCGTTCCATTGGCTTTGGTAGCCCTTCCGCACGTCGCTTGGCATACGAAAACCTGATGCCGATGTATCCGTATTACGATGAATACGGCAAGCAAACTCTCATCCGCAACTTCACTGGCGCTATCGCTGGCTGGCAGATGGCTGATGAGCTTACAACTCCTGCTGGAGCCAATCAGCGCCCACCGATTGATGCCGCTATTGCCGATGCTCAGAATGCAATTCTTGCTCAAGGCGCTACTCAAGCAATCCTGCCAAACGAGAACAAGAGCGTTCATTTGCAGACTCACATTGCCAAACTGACTGAGTTTTATCAGCAGTTTGACCAAGCAGGTCAGAATCCTGAGATGTACGCTCAGATTGTTCCGCCAATGTCAAACATCTTTGATCATGCTGCTCAGACTCTTGAGCAGTTCACTGGTCCAGAAGCTCCTCAATTCCGTCAGCAACTTCAACAGTTCAATGAGATCATTGTCAATGGCTCGCGACATTTACAGAAACAGCAGGCGATGGAGGCGGAGGCATCTGGTCAACCTCAAGAAGATCAAGGACCGTCTGAGATTGAAATGAAGATGGCTGAGTGGCGTGCAAAAATGGATCAACGAGCCGAGGAGTTCCGCATGAAAATGGAACAACGCCAAGCTGATGCTGCTCAAGCTCGCGCTCTAAAAGATACCGCTGCCGCTGCCGCTATTGCCTTGAAGGGCGCTTCATATCAAGCGCAACAGGCATCCATTAGAAGTTCTCTATGATACCAGCAAATACACAAAAAACGCGACTCGAAAAATTCAGAGATGGAGATGGTCCTGGGCGTCTTGCTACGCTGCTCAAAGACCCAGTGATGATTGAAGCTCTAGCGATTATTGAAGAAAAAACTGAGCCTAACGACTCGATTCTGACTGGCCTTGTGCGCGATTACAAGGCGGAAGCTCCTATGGTTATCTCTATGATCCACGCCGGACAGGCTGGCATTCGTCGCACGTTGCGATTGTTGAAAGCGTTGGCATTTAGACCTCAAGCTGACAACCAACACATGGACGCATTCACTCTTGAAGCGTACAGCCACATTGACGAAAAATATCTCGAACAGACCCATCAGTAAAATATATGGACACCGAAAACACACAGCCACCAGAATACGACGCAACAGCAGAAGCTCAAGCCATGTGGGATCGCGCCCAATCGTTCCTTCCTACAGAGAACGAAGCCAAGGTTGAGGATAAAGTTGCACCTACTGATCCAGAACCATCCAAGGAAGATGTGAAGCGTGATGAGCCTGGAGAAAAGATTGAGGAAGTCACTGAAAACGATCTTCCAAAAGGATCTAAAGCTACTCCTGAAGCCATTTCCACATGGAAGGACATGAAGGCTGAGTTGAAACAGCTTCGTGAAGAACGCGACAGCTTGAGGAACACGCTTCCTGAAAAGGATAAGACCGTTCAGGAGAAGATGATCGAAATCGAAGAGATGCGGAAGAAGATTGCCGAATTTGAAGGCAAGGATATTTCCGCTTACGAGAGGCGCATTTCAGAGATGGAGTCGAAACTTGGTGAGCATGAGCAGTTCCGCTCCATTCACGATGTTCAGAACTCCACTGCCTACTATGAGTCCATCCTTGAACCTGCTGCCGCTATTGGTCAGGCAATTGAAGTTCTGGCAGGAGCAAATGATGTTGATGCAAAGACGCTTCAAGGCGTTTTGGAGATTAGCGATCCTATTGAGCAGCGTAAAAAACTGCGTGAAGTGACCGAAGGCTGGCACCCAACAGATGCCGCTGAACTCATGGAGCATGCCCGCAATACTCAGTCGCTTCTCAGGAAGTCGTCCGACATGCTTGAGAATGCTGACAGGGCAAAGCAAGAGCTTTCATTCATGGAGCAAGAGAAAGCTCGCAGAGCCAAAGAGGATGAAGACAAACAATTCTCGTCTGCTACCGAAGCTGCAAATAAGCTGCTCCAAGAGAAGATTCCCTTCCTCAAGGATAACAAAGATCTCATGGAGGCAGTCTCAAAGGCTGAGATCAGAAAAGACCCTGCTAGCATGGCTGTAGCAGCGCGTGCAAGCGTGATTCTTCCACATTTGTTGCGTCAGCTTGACGAACGGAATGCCAAGATTTCTGAGCTTGAGACTTCGCTGAAGTCGCGCATTGCAGCTTCACCTCGTCCTTCTAGCACTTCTACGCCTGTGAGCACGAATGATAACCTGCCTACTGGCTACGACGTGGATTCGATTATGGCTCGATTCCAAGCGCACCAGCGGCAAGGGTGATGCTTACGGCATAATAATCAACGGGGCATCGTCAGGTTTAACTTCCTGATTTTGCTTGTTGAGAATATGAAGGTCTTCAACAGTTGCCCTTTTCTTGAAGTCGCGCACCTGAAGAAGCGCCTGCGTGATTCGCTGCATCATGCCAACGAATGGCTCATGCTCGTCTTCTGACTCAAATACGGGAGATTTGAAGCCTGCCACTTGGCCTGTTTCGTCGTCGCCAATAACGAGTTGTGCCTCAAAACGGGAGTTTGAGCCGACTGGCAGTTGGTCGATGCGGATGTAGATGGATGGGGTTGTCATATAGGATTGAAATTGGCAACGCCGTGGGAGCAACCAACTCGCCACGGCGTCTGGCACTAGGGACACATGAAAACAAAACCTTGTGCGTGAGAAAACATCGCAGATGGATTTGGATTCGTCAAGAATCTCTTGAAAAGAGAGCGATACTGGGTTAAAAAAGCAATGCCGCTGGAATTGGCGTTCCGAGCGGCATCTATCAACACAACTAAAAGAACTAGTCATGCAGAATGAAATTATTATCACTGATGGGGACGATAAGGTCAAGAAGAAGCGTTGGGACACCCGCGAAGATGGTAAGGTCTTTTGGGGAATGAGAGGAGATGGCCGTGAAATATGGCTACCAGTGGAAACCGCCAAGAAGCGGCAGGCAGATTCAGATCGTCGCAATGACGATTACAGAAAGCGCAAGTTGGCAAAAGCTGTTAAACCGGAGAATCCTCGGAAACGCGGGGAGACGCGAGATGACGGAATGATCTTTTTCTCGTATTCCAATGTCGGCAGTGAGGTTTGGGTGACTACTGACGAGTTTAAGCGACGTTGTGATAAACAGACTCAGGCTAGAAAGAGGTACGCCAAGGATAATGTAGAGGCTGAGAGGTTGAGAGCGAAGAAATGGCAGGAAGAGAATCCTGAAAAATTTAAGGCGTCTCATCGAGCCAGCAGGGAGAAGCACAAGGAGAAGCGTTATCAGGCCACTCGTGATTGGAGAGAACAAAGTAAGGAGCACCTCAAAGCATACAACAAAGCCAACAGGGCTAGAGACCGTGAAAAGCTGAAAAAATGGGCAAAGGCCAAATATGCATCTGATCCAAAATATGCTCTGATTAGCAAAGTGCGCAGATCAACATTATATGCTATTTCTCGTTTTGGATTTAGAAAAAACTGCAAAACTTCTATTATTCTTGGTTGTGATTGGGAAACTCTCCAAGCTCATATTGAGTCGCAATTTTATAACGGAATGACGTGGGAATCATTTCAAGAGAAGAATCATACCGGAACCTCAATGGTTGAGATTGATCATATCATTCCAATTTCTTCTGCAAAAACGGAAGAGGATGTGATAAGACTTGCTCATTTTTCCAATTTGCGTCCGATGTGGTGGTGGGAAAATAGAGAGAAAAGGGATAAAATGCCTTACTCCGCATAATTTCAGTAAAATAATCTTGACTGTTGAGCTTATGGTGACATCATCGCCATGAGCTAAAAAGCGTGTATCAACGCTCCTAGGAGGCTCTCTAGGTGAAATGGTGACTGAGCGCCCTACACGGGGCAAACCCAGCAATGGGGCATTCCAGGCTCAAGAATGGAAGCAGAACAAGTGTCGTGGCATTCCGCTACGATCTATTTCGTTCAAACAAGCAACCCGTTCCAACACCCGCCTAATAGGCAAAACAACTAAACTCACTTAAGATTATGGCATGTACAGATATTAATCAGTTTTTGGAAGCAGAATCGAACCGGATCGTCGACGATCCGAGCGAGAAGCAATTCATCAGCAATCCTTGGCAGAACGATTCTATTGTTCCGCGTTCCCGCTGGCCCAATGGTATGGGCGATACCCCGAACTTCCTGACATTTGAGCGTGCGATGCCGTTCGGTTCCGATGTCACGTTCACTACCTACGGCTTCAATGACGGCGGTAGCGGTGACGAAGGCGGTTCTTGCCAGCCTCCTGTGTCCACAATCTATCCTTCGCAGACTCGCCGCTCGATGGAACTCAAGATTGCGGCTGTCGAAAGCCCTCCCTTCTGTATCGAAGATGCTCGTATGAGCTACAACATCGTTCAGCAGGCTGCTGCCTTCATCCGTAACCTTCGTGGATACTCCCGCTACCTGTGGGAAAATCAACGCCGCGATCAGTTCACCTCCATCTGCTCCAACAAGTACGTCGCTGACGCTGGCCTTACGGTCAACTCCGCTTCGTTCGCCACTGGAACGATTGGCACCCTGAAGCGCGAGATGCTTGATTACATCCGCTACAGCCTCATCCGCAATGGAGCAGACATTCAGAACGGCCTCTCCGTCAACAAGATGGGTCAGCCTCTTCTGCCACTCGTCCTCTCCGATGAAGCTCAGCAGACGCTCGCTACCGATGGCGTGACCATCCAGAACATCCGCTGGGACTCCGAAAAGGTCCGTGCGCTCAACAATGCCCCTGGTTCCTTTGACAGCCTCAACGGCTTCAAGATGACCATCGACATCGCTGCTGCTCGCTGGAATCTTGTCGGTGGTGCTTGGGTGCGCGTTCCCTTCATGCTCCCTGCTACCAACAAGGGTGATCCTGCGAACGTCAATCCAGCCTACTTCACGGCTCAATACGAAGATGCGATCATCGCCACCAAGCAGGTTGTGAAGTTTGCGATTCCTGATTCTCAGCTTTCCGCTGGGGAAATGAAATTCGCTCCTCAGGACTACCTTGGCCGATTCAACTGGATCAACAAGTATGACCGCACTTGCAACGTGGACGAAAACATTGGCTTCTTCCGTGGCAAGTTCGCCTACGGTGCTCAGCCAGTGATTCCTGAATACGGTGCAATCCTCCGCTTCCGTCGCTGCCCAACCAACTGGGTTGTGAACACCGCCTGCTCTTAATCGAGTAGAATTACTTGAGGCGGGGTTAGTCTAAAAAACTAGCCCCGCCTTTCTTGCATACACACCAAAACTCTGCTAATAGCTAATTGCTTATGAAACTCTCTTTTACCTCACCTGAAGGCTGGCAAATGCCAGAAGACGCAACACCTGGACAGCCTTTTCAAGCTGTTGGAACATTCCTTGCCGATGAAGACGGCAATCTCACTCTGACCGCCATTGATGGAACTGAGATTCCAATGATGGAAGACGACGAGATGGAGATGGAAGATGAAGGAGTTGAAGTCGAAGTGACGATGCCCGAAAAAGAAATGTCTGAAGAAGAAGACATGATGGATCGCGCTAAGAAAATGGGCGTCTTCAAATAAACATCTCATCTTATGAGGCCAGCATTTTCTGATGAAGTAAACGCAATGGTTGTCTTCGTTGCCGGAGACACATGGAATGGATTTCCGTCCATCACCGTGTCAAATCGCATTGCACCTGGAGATCTGGCCTCAGTTAAGATGGCATTCAAGCTCAATCCCAAGAGCACAATGCCAACGCTGGAACTTACTAGCGGCAATGCAGACATCACCATTAGTGATCCGTCGAATTGGGTATTCACCATCAATCCAGGTCGATACGAATTGCCAATTGGGCAATATGTCTGGCAGATTGAAACGACTGACGACAGCACCCCTGCTTATGTCGAAACATTGATGGAAGGCATCGGAGAAGTACTCTCCAACTACACGACCACAACCTGATGAGCCAGACAAACATTTCAGTTAATTCCACACTTGGTCCAACAATTGAAGTTCTAAGTGACGGAGGCATTGTAATCAATGTTGCCAATCCGGTCAGTGGAACTGGAGATGTGACTAGCTCAAGCTCTTCGGTAGATAACCAGATTGTCCGTTTTGATGGGACAAGTGGCAAAATTATCCAGAACTCTGGAATCACAATTGCTGATGGCGCTACTGGAACGCTTTCTGGCACGAATACCGGAGATCAAAACCTTTTCGGCACGTTTGCTGTTGCAGGTCAAAGCAACGTAGTGGCAGATTCCACCAGTGATACACTCACACTTGTTGCCGGTAGCAATATTACCATCACGACGAATGCCTCAACGGATTCAATCACGATTAACTCGACAGCCAGTGGCTCAGGTGATGTTGTTGGACCAGCTTCAGCAACTGATAATGCGATTGCAAGATACGATCAAACTACTGGCAAGTTGATTCAGAACTCAGGAATCACTATCGCTGACGGTGCATCAGGATCACTCAGCGGAACCAACACAGGTGATCAAAACCTATTTGGCACCATTGCCGTAGCTGGACAGTCAAATGTTGTGGCTGATTCTACGAGCGACACGTTGACATTGGTAGCTGGGACCAACATCACAATTACCACTAACGATGCTACCGACAGCATCACTATTAACAGCACTGCATCTGGCGGAGGAACACCCGGCGGATTAGATACTCAGGTTCAGTTTAACGATGGCGGTAATTTCGGTGGTGATTCAGGACTTACTTACAACAAAACTACAGACACGCTTTCAGCGACAAATCTGACGGTTAGCGGACTTTCGACATTAGCTCACATCCATGGTTCTATTGCTGGCAATCTTTACATCCATGTCAAGAATACCAGTGGAGTTACCATAGCAAAAGGAACGCCAGTTTATGCGACAGGCAGCGTTGGAGTTAGTGGCAGAATTGAAGTATCAGCGGCTGATTATACCAACTCAGCTAAGATGCCAGCTATCGGGATTACTGATACTGAATTAATCGCAAACGCAAATGGTAATGCCGTCATAGTTGGAGAAGTCACAGGACTAGCAACTAACAGCTACGCAATCAATCAAGAGCTTTTTGTTGGAACATCTGGACTGCTTGGAGCACTACCAACAACTGGAGAAGCCCAATCAATTGCTGTTGTTTCTCGCGTTCATGCTTCCACTGGCATCATTGTTGTTAATTCTCAGGCTAGAATAGCAAATGGATCAATAACCAACGCAAGGTTAGCTAACATGGCTGCTAACACGATCAAAGGTCGTGTTACCGCATCAACAGGCGCTCCTGAAGATATTACGCCAGCTTCGCTAACCGAAGAAACGGCACCGGCAGCAGGAGATTTCTTGTTAGGCTGGGAATCAGGAGGCGGCATTCGCAAGTTTGACGTTGGTGATTTGCCAGGAGGAGGCGGAACACCTGGAGGAGTTAACACCGAGTTGCAATTCAACAACTCAGGAGCCTTTGGAGGTGCGGATATTCGTTGGGTTGATCCATATTTGGAGATGCCAATTGATGGAACCGTTGCGACAAGGGCAAAAATAGGGATGCAATCTGGTGCTGATAACGGCGCTTTCACAGCGAGTGCTGGCAGTTTATCGACCTACGGAGGCAACGGTGGACCAACACCACAAAGTCCAGGAGGTGGTTCTGGTGGTAACGGAGGATATATCCGTACTTTTGGCGGAAACGGATTTACAAGTGGAGATCCTGGCGGTGACTATGGTGGAGGAAATGGTGGTTACATTGACACATCTGGCGGTGAAGCATCAGACGGTCAAAACGGTAATCCAGGTGGCTATATTATTACGAGCAATGGCGGAGGAAATATCGACACTTACCAAGGCTTCATTGAGCTTGGTCAAGTCGGTAGTAGAACTACTATCGACAGCGGAGCAACAAACTCTTACACGCTCATCACACCAACAGGTCCAGGTACTGCTGGTCAATTGCTAAATATTGCAAGCGTATCAAGCGGACTTGTTCAACTTGGTTATCTTTCTACACCCATTGCTATCGCCAACGGCGGCACAGGTCAAACAACCGCAGTCGCTGCGTTTGACGCGCTTGCGCCAACCACGACAAAAGGCGATCTTATTGCTCACAATGGCACCGATAATATCCGAGTTGCTGTAGGTGCTACTAACGGTCATGTGCTGATTGTTGATAGCGCCGAGGCCAGCGGCGTGAAGTGGGGCGGACTGCCATTTGAGTATTCAGCGGCGGTTTCAGACGAAACTACCGCACTCACCGCAGGCACCGCCAAGCTAACCTTCCGCATGCCGTGCGCGATGACGGTTACGTCTGTTCGCGCTAGTGTTGGAACCGCGCCAACAGGCTCAACTATCATCGTGGACATTAATGAAAACGGAACCTCCATCCTGAGTACCAAGCTCAGTATCGACGCAACGGAAAAGACTTCAACCACTGCCGCCGTTCCGGCTGTCATTTCAGATTCAGCACTCGCCGATGATGCAGAGATCACCATCGACATCGACCAAATTGGAAGCACTATTGCTGGAGCCGGGTTGAAAGTAACTCTAATCGGCACACGGTCATGAATCTCGTAAATCCATATTGGTTTTCAGCAAGAGATCCGTTTTACGCAAATGTTTCGCTTCTTTTACATTGCGACGGCACCAACGGTAGCACATCTTTTCCAGATAATTCTCCATCGCCAAAAACCGTTACTGCTCTAGGAAACGCACAAGTCACGACTTCTAACTCAAAATTCGGCACTGGCGCAATGTTATTGGACGGTCTTGGCGACTATGTGACAACTCCTTCTAATTCCTCTTATAATTTTGGCACAGGAAATTTCACCATAGAATTTTGGATACGTTATACATCAATATCTGGTTATCAGGTAATTATGGAACGTGGGTGGGTTTCTGCTGGAGGATTAATTATACAGACCAACATTAATAATGGCAGAATATTATTCTATTTATCTGGCGCTTTAGTAGCGCAAGAGCCATCATTGGCGGCAAATACCAACCAGTGGTATTTTTATGCGTTTACCAGAACAGGAACAACGGTGCGGATTTTTCGTGATGGCGTACAGACCGCTACTGGCACCTCGTCAACGAACATTACATCGACATCTTTACTGAGCATTGGTGCTTATGCCGCCACTACTCTTTATTCAGTTAATGGACGACTTGATGATATAAGAATTACAAATGGAGTTTCTCGTTATTCCGCCGACTTCACGCCGCCAACTGCACCATTTCCAGACTCATGAAGCGACTCTACAACACCATCACTCAGCAGTTTCTTCCGAATTATCCTCGCGATGACGATGCAGAAATCATCGGACTCGATCCAACACTGCACATCTATAATGTGATTCAAATTCCACAGCCAGAGATAACAAGTGGTCAATACCTCACGCGAACAGAAACTCCAGATCATGAGGCCAAGACACTGACATTTGGGTGGCAGGTCAATAATTACCCAGACATTCCAGCCGCCGTTAGTTTTCGATCATTAGCCTTTGCCCTATTACAGGCCGGACTTTACGAGCAAGTCAAGACCGCTGCTTTAGCAACTCCTGAAGGAGAAATCTGGTGGAATACGGCGCAAAGCACCACTGTTCATCGTGATCATCCTTTCGTCATTGCACTTGGCGCTGCTATCGGTCAAACACCTGAGCAGTTAGATGCCATTTTCGCATCAGCATTGGCTTCTCAGTGAGAATTGAATTTTGATTGATTTGTGAACTCAACACTACAATTTATTCACAATGCCTGGACAATTACAAACACTGTCGGTTCCGCCTCCTGTTAGCGTTCCAACGCTGCTGAATGCTATTCGTGTGGGATTGGTAAACCTTAATAATCCAGGAACGATCACTTATGATCCACTGGCTGTTCCGCCGCCTCCAGTGAGTGAGCAGACGCTTTACTACGCCATCTACAATGCAGCAGGAGGAGAAATTCAATCCTAATTATGGCTGGCGTTCCACAGACATTGCAGATACCGCCACCTGTGAGCATTCAAACGATGCTTTACAATACCTATTTGCAGATTATTGGCGGTGGAAATGCACCATTTGTGGGTCCGCTTGATGCTTTAGTGGCTCAAGGTGCTACGCTTTTGTATGCCGCGTCGAGTTATCGACTACTCTCCAGTTACGCTGGAGGTGCATCGAGATTGCAAGGCAATGGAACCGGAAGCCCTGAGGCTGAAATAGGGTTTCTAGCTAATGGACAGCTTGACCTCGCAGCAGCGGCAGCCATCGCAGCGGACTCCGGCGGCACCGCCGCGTTCGGTGTAACGTGGTATAATCAAGCGGGTGGCACGAATGCCACACAGGCAACAGCAGCAAGCCGGATGCCGTTCAGCACGGCGCTAAATGCGAAGGGCGGATGGGGTAATGGGTCAGCAAGTGCAACGTATTTCGACTTAAACCTGGGAACAGTAACATTCCCCATCTACCTCTCTGCTGTCGTCAAAATCGTTACGCCGCCTTTGTCGCGAATTTTGCTTGGCACAAGCGCATCCGCAACGTCGCGTTACATGCGGGTATTTAGCGGGGGGGCAATGCAACAATCCTGGGGATCAACTATTACCGGAACAGGTAATGAAGTCACAAACGGGCTTCGCCTGCTTGGATTCTTGGCAGACGGCGCAAACTCAAAAAACATTCTCGATGGAACAGTGTTACTCACTGGCAACACAAATGGCACTTTAAACGATATGTCAAGCGGACGCATTGGCGCATCGTCGGGTGGCTCCACGGCCTTCTTAAACACAGCGGGAAATGCAATTTTAGAATTTGTCCTTTTCAGTATGGACCCAACCGGGCTTGCTGGATGGAGCGCCTTTGAGGCCAATCAACTCGCACGCTTCTCTTGATGATCTTTTACATTCCATCCTCTGCCGCTGAAGACTTGAGCCGTGCGCTTTGGGACTTGTCAAGCCCTCCAGCAATTCGTCCAGTGGGAAACACTGGACTCATGTTTGGCTGGATTGACGATGTGAATGGCCAGCGATGGATCGAAGTGTATGACGATTTTTCAATCATCATTCATCCAGACGCAGAGCTTGGCGGCATCGCAAACATCCTCCAACCGTGGATCGACGCTGGTGATTTGCCAAGTGACACGAACGCGCAACTAGCCGCGTTCATTGAGTCCAAGCGTGGGCAGCGTTTAGTCGTTTACGACGCTTTCCCGCAGTTCTTCAAAAACATGGGCAAAACCTACGAGCAAATGGTTGCTGCTGGGTTGCTTGAGGAACAAAACTAATTCACAAACCATGAGCCACGACGAATCCCTCGCCATTGATGAACTTCGCAAAACCATCCGATGGCTCATTGGTGGCGTCATTGGACTTTTAAGTGGTGCCGCTGCCGTGGGCGGATGGGTAGCAACGCAAGAAGGCCGGATCTCCAGTCTTGCCGATGCTGATCGAATCTCCAGCACAGATCGTTCTGAAATGCGCGGAGAACTGAGGGCGCATTCATCCATCATCAATGCCATCCAAAAAGATTCAGCCGTTCAGTCGCGAGATCTGCAATACATTCGCGAGGCAGTGACGGAGATTAAGGAGTCCATGAAAAAACCTTAACTTATGTGGCCTTTCACCTCAAAACCTAAGCGACAACTTCGCTGCCTAAACGGGGCCACGGTTCATTCGCTAGTAGTGCGAGCACTTGAGGGAAAAACGCTATCTAATTTCAGATTCTTTATGCAGAAGGGCATCATGGCTTGCCCGTCTAAGCCAATGCTGCGTAAGGTAGCAGATCAAGCCTATAGACCTTGGCAAAGCGAATTGTGGGAATGCGAGGACCAAGCTCGTGCAGTTGTTCATCAAGCACAGCTTGCTGCCGCTAAAGAAGGATGCTCTTGGGCCGTTGGAACGCTGCGTGCGAATGCTCCTGAAGGCTCAAGCCACGATCTCCATGTGTTCGTCTGGGCTATCCTTGATTTGCCAGAAGGTCTGCAATTTACTTTGTTTGACCCTACTGCCGATGACTGGGCTGATGTGCCTGATCTTTCTGGCGTTGATTACGCACTGACATGAATATGGAACCAAACATGAAGCCACGCATTGCCTTATTCAATGGCGATGGAGTGGTGTCCTGGCTTATCAAAAAGCAGACGCGCTCAAAGTATTCACATGCGGCGATGCTTATTCCAGGCACCACAAACCGCATTATTGAATCGCGAGAGTTCAAAGGCGTCAGACTCCACACTCTGGACGAATCAGATAACCGGCTGATCGACTGGTTTGCCATCCCAAGCATGAGCGATGAGGATTACAATCACGCCATTAGCCTATTCTTGGGCCAGCTTGGCATGCCATACGACTACTGGAGCGTTGCTCGATTCGTCACCAAAAAGCCAGCGCGAGAGAATGGCAAATGGTTCTGCTCCGAGGCAGTTCATAAAATGCTAGCGGATGCTGGAACTCGTCTCCTTCTTCGCATTCCATCCGCAGAAGTTTCTCCCGCCCACTTGGGCATTTCACCACTACTTGTTCAAGTTGCCGCACCATGAAATACCTCTCACTTATCCTTGTCGTCTCAACGCTGTCTTCTTGCTCGATTACAGACTCATCCAACGTAAAGCGCATTGCTGTGGCTGGAGGAGTCGGTTATCTTACTGGTGGCAAAGCTGGGGCAATTTCCGCCGCCACTGCCGAGTTTAGCAGAACCAGCGCAAAATCCCCTCGCAATATTCAACCATGAGTTTATATTTAACCGCTAATGAGTTTATAGGATTCAGTTTTGCAGTGGTATCCATATCAGTCTGGGCGCTAATAGTTTCAGTAAAACCATAAAATATACCAAATGAAAAAACCAACAAAGCCAGCCAAAACAGTCAAGAAAGCCGTCAAAACACAGGGCAAAGATACACTGTCCTTCCTTGGCATCCCATACGGGAAGATCCCCAAAGGAATGAATAAGTAAACCATCAACACCTATCCTCGCGATATGAAAAACTGGTCCACCGCTGTTCATGAAACCCAGGAGATTCGCCACAAGAGGACTGTGGCCGACTTTGAGAGTGAGCGTAAAAAGCTGCTCAACGTCATTTCAGAAAAGGACAATCAGCTTAATATCGCACTTGGAATCGGTGGCGTTAAGCCTGTTGCTTCCAAGATCAATGCGGTAAGCGATTTTGACTCCGAAGCAACTTTTGTAGCCGTTGCATCAGATTGGCATGTCGAGGAAACGGTTGAAGGAAAAACCATCAACAACCTCAACGAGTTCAATCTTGATATTGCTGAACAGCGAATCAATCGCTTCTGGAACTCGATTATTCGCATGGCGAAGATTCAACGCCATGGTGCCAAAATTGATCGTCTTGTACTGATTTTGGGTGGCGATTTAATGACTGGCTACATCCACGAGGAACTGTTGGAAAATAACGCCTTGTCTCCAACTCAGACAGTGTTGTGGCTTCAAGATCAGATCGCCAGTGGGATTGAATTGCTGTCCAAGCACTTTGGAGAAATTGTGATTCCATGTGTATTCGGCAACCATGGTCGTTGTCATGATTCAGAAACAGAGCTTCTAACAAGAAATGGGTGGAAGAAATACAATGAAATTGAGGTTGGAGACATTGCTGCAACATACAACATGGAAACCGGTGCCGCAGAATGGCAACCACTTGATGATGTTTATGTAGATCTGTGGGATGGATATATGTTTGTTGGTAAAACTGCCACAATGGATTTTAAAGTTACTCCAGGTCATAGGATGGTTGTTGAATCGCTCAAAACTGGAAAGCGCCATTTTGAGGAAATGAAAGACCTCAAGCCGGTTGCGTCTGACAGCTTTGCCTGGAGGGGATTTCCAAAGACAGCGACTGGATCTAAAGAAGATCTAAATAGTGTATCTGATGATATGCTTCGTATTTTAGCTTGGATTTGGACAGATGGTTCTATTGCAAGTCAAAAAGGAAGTACTTATTACAGAATTTATCAATCTAAAGAAGATGGAATTGAAGAAATAACCAAACTACTTAAATCTGTTGATTTATTGTACACGGAATATACTAGACATAGGCCACCGCCAGTTATTAATGGAGTTCAATGCTTAACGTCAAAAGCTGAACATGTGTTTAATATTTCTTTACAACACAGCCCAGAACTTTCTTTATTACTTCCATCAAAGGGTCAATTACCAGACTGGATGTTCAATCTCTCCCAGAGACAGGTGGAGATTTTTCTTCAAACTGTATTTCAGGCTGATGGCAGCTTGTGCAAATCTGGATTTGGTCAAATTTATAAAGATAAAACATCGTTGGAAAGCCTTCAGGCATTATTGATGATGAATGGAATTTCTTCGCGTTTGAGAATTGATAATCGCGGAAATTATGTGTTGAGCGTTCGCTCTAATAATAGGCCATATCAAATCAACAAATGGTCAGACTCTATCAAGCAAGAGTATTATAGCGGCGTGATTTGGTGCGGTACTGTAAAAAACGGAGCTTTAATTACACGACGTAACGGCATTCCGTTTATCAGTGGCAATACGACTCGCAAGCCACGTCATGCTACAGGCGCTGCCAACAGCTACGAATGGATGCTTTACAAAACAATGGCGAAGCATCTTGCCGACAAGGCTTCTTGGCACGTTTCTGACGGCTACCATTTGCTTCTGGACCTCTATGGCAAGACGCTCCGTATTCATCACGGAGACGGCTTACAATACCAAGGTGGCGTTGGTGGATTGACCATCCCAGTTGAGAAGGCCATTTCTTCGTGGAACAAGGGTGTTCCAGCAGACCTAGACATCTTTGGTCATTGGCATCAAAGCCAGCAGAATCCAAAGTGGGTATGCAACGGGAGTCTAATTGGATTCAATGCTTACTCCATCGCTATCAAGGCACCTTACGAGCCACCATCACAGACTGGCTTTATCTTTGACAAGCGATACGGAAGAACGGTCACGTTCCCAATCTTTGTCGATTAACAATCATACCACAAAACCAAATGAAATGGCAAAAGGCTATCGACAAGATCAACGCTGAAAAGTATTGCATTCCCCATGGTTGGGATACCAAGGAGCATATTGCCGATGAACTTCAATGCTCTCCAGAAAGAGTACATGACATGCTGAAAAGCGGTGTCTCATCTGGAGCATTTGAGGCGCAAGACTTCCCAGTTTGGGATGCTAAACGTCGCATGACAACTCGCGTTCGTTGTTACCGCCAGAAGGTTGAAACCAATGCTGATTCTTCACTTGAAGATCGAATTAAGGCTTCACTTGCTCGCAACCCGAATAAAACAAGCTATCAAATCAAAAATAATATTCGTGGGGCCACCATAGCAATGGTTGATAGCATCCGCCAAAAACAGTGAAGGTTACTTCAATAACCGTTAAAAAGCGAAAGCTGGGCCGTCACAAGGCTTTAGGTCTTGCTTACGGCAACGGTAATATTGAGATTGACGAGCGTTTATGCGGGCAGCATCATCTCCGCATTCTCATCCATGAATTCCTCCATGAGTGGGAATGGATTCTGCCAGAGGAAGTTGTTGATACACTCAGCAGCGATCTGGCTAAATTCCTTCACAAGCACAACGCCCGTATGATTGAGGAAGACAAATATCCATGATCCAAGATTTCTCTATCGCGCAGGTTTCTATTCTTGCGATAACCGCCATCTGCCTGCTTGTTTGGGGCATCATTATTGTTAGCTATCCAAAAGTATGAAACTATCAGAAGCACTCGTTCAAGTAGCACTCAAAGAGGTCGGAGTCACAGAGGTCAATGGCACAAACTGCGGACCTCGCGTTGATGAGTACAAGGCGTCCACTTGGCTTAATCCTAAGGTTGGTTGGCCGTGGTGTGCAGCTTACGTTTGTTGGTGCTTCCGCGAGGCTCTGGCGCTAGCTGGAATCAAGGAAACCAAGACATTTAAGCGTCCAAGGACAGCAGGAGCATGGGACTTCGAGAATTGGAGTCGTGAACAAGACGAATCAACACACACGAAGAAGCCGCATAAAGGCGACATTCAGGCTGGTGATATTTTGATTTTTACATTCAGCCACATTGGAATTGCTCTCTCATCTCCTGACAAAAATGGCAACATCAAAAGTATTGAGGGGAATACAGATGGTGCTGGAAGCCGTGAAGGTGGCGCTGTTCTCAAAAAGACTCGCCACATCTCAAAGATTCGCAGTCGAATCCGCATCATGGTATGACTGACTTTGAAGTCATCAAAAACCAGTTTGAGTCACGCGCTAAGTGCCGTCATGGCAACTCGCCAAAGATCAATCACGACGGCTGCACCTGGATTGAATGCAAGCCAGAAGGCTGCAAGTGCATGACAGCAGATGGAGATGGCATTGCACTTAGCCGTTTTCTAGCTGAGTGGGTAGAGAGGTTTGGTTGATCACTCCAGACCTTCGTGCTTCCCAAGGTACTTACTTTTGTAACATGGTGTCATCTTTGCTGACATACATACGCCATTCGTTCCCTTAAAAAACTGAACCTCATAGCTAGAGCATAACCCATGCTCCAAATTTCGCCTGATCAAAGGAGCGGCAAACTCTGGCTCAAATACAGTCGCTTGCAGCATTGTCAGCGCATCCTCAATAGTCTCAACTTCATGGTTCATAATTTTGCAGATATGACATCGTAAATTGACTTATCGCAAGTCACTTCTGCAACCTCTGCCCAAAGACCGGCCTTGGCTTTCTAAAGACCACCTGCTTTACCTCAATCTTTGGTTGAGATATGTTGTGATGAACCCTGCGAGTTGCGTTCCAAGCATGGAATTGGCTGGATGTCATAACGTCTTTGCTGCATAGACAACAACCTTGCCACAGAGATCGCCCGTTTTTATAACAAGTTTGGCAGATGTTCATAGATCATATAATCTTGAAACTTACCAGTTCTGAACTACCCATTCAACAGATATGAAGCAGAAGCCCCAAAAATCTCGCGTAGTCCAACTAACGCGAGGACCAATCGAGACATACGGCATCAAGTTTGATCATCAATTCGGCAATCAACTGGATGTCGAGTTGATCTTCCTCAAGTGTCCAACGGGTTCGTTATTCGGTTGGAAAGGCGATAAAAATCCACAGGGGAAACCTGCGTGGATTCATTTCGTCAACGCGGTAAATCTCATCTGGAACTACCCAGGCAGTCGAACTCCGTTCATGTGGCATCCTTGGGCGATCAAGATGGCAAAGGCTGCATTTGAGAATAAGCGTCTCGCGATCTCATCCGGTGGTTCCGGCGGTAAGACTGGTTTGTTTGCCGTTTATTGCCTCGTTTTGTGGCTGTCAAATCCATACAAGAACGTCGTTCTCGTCAATACTACGACTATCAAGGACTCGATGGGGCGTATCTGGGGCCAGATCACTCGTTACTTCAACGGTATGGCAGGAGCGCCTCCTGGAAAGCTGGTTGAGTCTTCTCACTGCATCAAGTCGATGGACTTGAACACTGGCGTTGTAATGGACGAATACGGCATCCGTTTGTTTCCAGGTGAGCAAAGCAAAGCCGCTGAATCCTCACGCGCCATTCGAGGTCAGAAGCATGGCCCTGGCGGTAAACTCATTGTTGTTCTGGACGAGTGCGCTGAACTTTCGCCATCCATCATCAATACGTTTGAGGAAAACTTGACGCAGAATCCGAACGTCCAGCTTATCGCTCTAGCCAACGCCAATTCGCCATTTGATACCTTTGGGCAGCTTTGTGAACCTGTTCCTGGAGGATGGGACAGCTACAACCCAGATTGGGATGAATGGAAAGGGAAGGGCGCTCACGTCATCCGCATCAATAACGAGACATCGCCAAACATCATTGAGGGTAAAACGATATACCCGTTCTTGATGACTCGTGAGATGTTGGAAGAAAAGCGAGAGAAGCTAGGTCAGCATACAAGAGCTTACTGGCGTGGTGTCCTTGGTGCGTTCTTGCTTGATGGAGACGATGACAATATTTATTCGCCAGCTGAAATCATCAAGACGCCCAAGGATTGCGTGTGGCAAGGGATTCCAACGAAGGTGTGTGGCATCGACCTTTCCTATACCAGTGGTGGTGACAAAACGGTGATGACTATTGGCTCCATTGGCATCTGCACTGATGGCAAGAAACGACTCAAGTTTGAGCGCCATATCCTTCTCAATGACGACGCCAGCAAACGCGACGTTGACCGCACTACGCAGCTTATTGACCAAATCAAAGACATCTGCAAGAAGGATGGAATCGACATCAAGGATGTGGCAATTGATGCGTCTGCTGGTGGTGGCAAGACTTTTGCTGATGCCATGTGGAGCAAGTGGGGCAACACCTTCTTGCGTGTGGACTTCGGTGGCAAGGCTTCGGATCGTCCTGTGTCTGCTGCGGATCGTGAGAAATCAAGCGTAAGGTATGCTAACAGAGTTAGCGAACTTTGGTCGGTCGGTAAAGAAATGATTCGCTGCGATCAGCTACGCAACATCACAAAGGAGATGGCTGACGAGATGACTGTTCGTAAGTACAAGGATAACAAGGCGCTTGATGGAGGATCACGCATCAAGGTTGAGTCCAAAGTCGATATGAAGCGCAGAACAGGTAAGTCGCCGGACGTTTATGATAGCGCCTGCGTTCTAATTGAGCTTTGCCGCGAGAAGCACGGCCTCTCAAGTATCGACAAGCCTGGAAATCACACACCAGACAAACCAAACCAATTGCAGAAGAGATTCAAGCAGTTGGCTGGCCTGTGGGCTGCTTAATGTCCAAAAGCCTCAAGCGTGTGCCTGAATGGATTGCCTCGATCAGTTCTGTTTTATTGTTCATTTTTTTAATCAAAATCCGTTCACCTTCGGCATCAGCACAACCTCTATCGCTTCTTCTCCAATAAGCTGATCAAGAGTTACTTTATACATCCTTGCCATCTTTAAGGCGGCATCAACAGTCAGTTCAAAGCAGTCTTTTTCTAGCTGCGAGCACCAACTTGAGGCACGTCCCATGTGCTCATTCACTGCCTGCTGACTCAAGCAGTTGATCTCTCGGAGGATGCGATAGCGTTGACCTTGCGTGGTTTTTACTTGTATTGGTTTCATATGGTCACCAATCTTATCACGTTATTTAACGCGATGCAAATTATTTCGCTTTTACGACTTCAACTTTAACGAATGGAAGCATGAGGACGCTGATGGTTTTATTCTTCCCAAGTGCGAACGAGTGCGTCACCGCCTTGAATACAGACTTCTTGAGCATCATGACGCCGTGGTAGCGAAAGATTGAACCGTTGGTGAGTCGATAGTAGCGGATCATCATTTATTCAGTTGGGATACATGGCTTTTTCCATTGGGCTTTTGGCAATCCTGATGGCCTTCGACCTTTGCAGGCAATCAGTTCAGCATAAAGAGCCTCGCTGATTTCTATTCCGATAAGGCGCTGCATCCAGCCTTTTGTTTGGCGTATTCTCAGTGTTGCTAGCTGGCGTGAATTAGGCGATCCACAGTTAAAAAGGGCTTCAATGGTTTTCTTGGTCAGGATCATAACGGGATTGGCTTCAGTATCAGTTGGGAATCCTCTCTCAGGCATAACCCCTCCCACCTCCCCATGCACTAAGCAATGGTTAGGTATGGGAGGGCAACCCGGCAGTCTTGTTTTGATTCGCACCGCCAACTCTGATGATTACTCATTTTGAGCTAGACCCCCACGAAATCCCCCGTTTTGGCGCTACGGGGAGCACATGACGTTCTCACGGCCTGCATGTCGAGCGTTTCATTCCTCTCGGTTTGAGTAGCCTCTTTTGCTGAGTAGGCTAAAAATCAGAACATGAAAAAGCCCGAATACCGGGGTGCAGGCGGTAATTCGGGCTTTTGCTTCGGATTACCGTGGATTGCTCCAGTTGCACCCGAAGCCAGCTTTTTCAAGCTGTGATAACCATAATCCCACTTGCACCATTACGTCAAGCGGATATGGTAAAAAATATGGGAACGGACATTTATCTCTATCGTAAAGACCGCCGCTGGCAGAAATTCTCCAAAATTGATGAGATTGTTCTGACTGGAGTGCAAGCAGTTTACCAAGGTGTTACTGGTTCAAATTCATCGGATGAACTGACAATCGCCAGCAACAGGTTGTTTAACGGAGATGCGGTTTATTTCCAAGCGATCACTGGCGGTTCTGCTTTGTCAGTCAACGTCACCTATTACGTCATCAACAAGAGTGGAAATAATTTTCAGCTTGCATCCACAGTAGGAGGCTCTGCGCTAAACCTTGGCTCGGATATAACAGCGGGCACTCTTGTTCAAACGCAGCCAGACATGAACGTCTGGTCTAGCGAGTATCGCGACATTTTTGGGAATACGACTGATCTATTCACTCAATTAGGAATAGATACTCCAACAGGGGTCCCTTATGTTGGCTTATCGACTTTTAGCGCCGCTGCCGCCGCAGTTCCATCAAGTTTTGCTGGTGGAGGTGTAGTGGTCACTGGGTCTGTGAATGCTGGAGGTCTTTCGGTTCTTGGAACAACCGATCTATCGGTCTCCATCTCTGATGAAATTAGCCATACTGATCTTCGCCAATCCATTATCAAAAAGACTCATTGGAGATTCCGTCAGGCTAATAGCGCCACACCAACATATTTGTATGCCACATGGGCAGATGGCGATCAAATCTCTAACGAACCACCTGAAACTGTCTAATGGCTAGCAATTTTCAACTGTTACCAACTCCGCATGAAGAGGAGTTTATGTTCTCTGTCCGAGTGCCACAGGACTACATCGGGCCTGGATTGGTGTTTCCAGATGGTTCTACGTTGATCTCCGCTCAAAGTGCTGCGCTTGTTGGCAGGAAGCCAACATCATTCAAGCAATGCGGCTGGACAGTTGGACGTGAGATGCTTTCAAAGTTTCCTGCTTACGGAGACTACGTCTATCTAAAATCTGAAAAGCCTGACGCTGACCACGTTACATTGTTTTTTGGCAGGCCAAGAACTCCAGCGCAGCGCAGGGTGCCATTCAACAGCTACTACGATACAAGGCAATACACTTGGCCTTCCGTGCTTGAGGACTTGTTCGTCGCTAAAGCAGTAGGATTCCCGCAAGTTGTTAATAATGGTCCAGATACTCAGACGGCTGATAGGCTTCTGCCAAGGTACAGATACCGTCCTGGAATCTCGTATAATAGCACTATTTTAGTTGAGCAATTCTTGTCAGATGTAGCCTATCCTGCTGGTGAATTGACGCATGTTCAGCCAGTTCCAACGGATGTTAATGGTAACTACATTGGTTTAAGCGTAAACTATGAGAGGTGCTTGCATCCAACTTGCGTGTTTCCGAAGGTTCAGCCAGAAACACCTATTTTTGGAGTTGGTGTATATCCAGCGCCGATAAATCGAAATTCATCTTCACAGATTTTCCCAGCTACAAACTTCTTAGATTGGGCACCGTTCATCATTGAGGACCGCCAACAGAATACTAACGGACTTTGGTTGAGGGAACGAATCACGATCTATCCTCCATCACCTCCAGACGAGGTTATCCAATGATTAATACTGGCAACGGAGAATTTGCATCTGAGAACAGCCCATTTGCTCAACGTAATTGGGTATGGGGAATGTCTGGAATTGGCTCGAATGTGAGCCGTGACGGAACCTCAACGGTGATTGCCAATCTGCCAAGGTCGAATGTGCAGATGGATAGTATCAATAACTCAGGTCCACCATTTGCCGCTGGGTCAAATATTCAGATATTTGGAAAATTTAAGGATGGAACTCCAGGTTTTTTTACTGGATCTGTAAGTTACATTGGTCCTGGAACTCCTCCGCCGATACCGTCACCATCTCCGTCACCATCTCCGACGCCTACGCCTACGCCGAGTCCATCCCCAACACCATCTCCTTCCCCCTCTCCGAGTCCAAGTCCTTCTCCAAGTCCTTCTCCAAGTCCTTCTCCGTCACCTTGTCCGTCTCCATGTCCAACTCCATGCCCAACTCCGTCTCCTAGCCCGACACCTACGCCTACGCCAAGTCCGTCGCCAAGTCCGTCTCCGAGTCCATCTCCGTCTCCATGATAACATTTTACGAACTACGCGACCGTGTTATGGCGGCTCCCATGAAATGCAAAACGCGTGGTGAAATATGGCACAGATACCTCACTGGAATTACCAATGGTAACGCATTTGAGTTTGGCGTATGGAATGGCAGGTCTATTAATTACATGGCAGAAGTTAGGCCGAATGCTCTTTTTACTGGATTTGATT